ATACCCAATCTGGTATTGTCTTCTGTGTAATTTAAATAAATCTGGTTGTGAAAAATTTAATTGTACTGGAGACTTAGAATCTTGAAATGGTACAAAATGTCCTAATAAATTTAAAGAATTAACTATACTTCTGCCTGCATATCCGTATCCAGTTTCACCACGTATGTTTACAACTGGTGTAGAATATGAAATATTCATTAAATCCTTCTGGTCAACTAGGTTGACACGCTTTGCTAATTAATGCTACTATTATAGTTCGTTATCTCTAAAGGAGGAAATGCCAATGGAGAGAATCAAACTGCGTTTGAGCGATGTTGCTCATAATTGGGCGTACATAGGAATGATAACATTATTTCTATTTTCCGTCCAGCCTGGGCCAGACATTACTCAAGCATTAACAACTGTGCCTGTTGTAAAACAGGTAGAGAAAACCGAAAAACAACTAAAAAGAGAAATAATAAATAAGTTCAGCAATGGTACTTATAAGCATTCAGAAATGCTTGCAGCAGAGGATTTAAAAGATTTACTCTGGGCTGTAGGATTTGAAGGAATTGCTTTAAAGACAGCTTGGTCTGTTGCTCGTGTAGAATCCAACGGGAGACCAATGGCTCTAAATGACAATATTAGGACTGGCGATAAATCTTACGGAATTTTTCAAATTAATATGCTAGGTAATCTTGGCATAGTAAGAAAAGAAAAATTCAATTTAGTTTCAGATAAGGAATTATTTGATCCAGTAACGAACGCAGAGATAACGTATTATATGACCAAAGGCGGCAAAGACTGGTCATCATGGCCTAACTCAATAGGTAAGGCCAAGGAGCTCATCCCAGAGTTTCCTAAATCATAGGGAGCAATATTGAGAAAGATACAGACCGTATCTAGATATATAGCTTTATCAGAAGAAGGCCTTGTTCCAAGACTTGAATGTCCGATGGATCAGGGCCTTCTAATGGTTAATCTAACTTTAGATGATAAAGAGTATTTATATTGCTTATCTTGCAGTTATAAAAACTTCATAGGAGCCAAATTCTATGATGAGATTATAGATAAAATGAAAGTAGTGAAAAATGGTTGAAGAGCAAAAGTCTCAAAATTTAGAAGATAACCTACCAATGGTTAACTATATTATGCTTCATAGAATATACGACATGCTTACTCTAATAGCAAAAAAGTCAGTTGGAGCCGATGAAGTATTTAAGATGGTTGAATATCATAACGACGGATTCCTTTTAGGACCCGCCCCTTCCTTTACCCCACAGACTGAAGAAAATGATGAATTTTCCCAGGATGTCCTTGACTTAGAAAAATAGTTATTTTATAATAATTAAGTACGGGTCGTAGCATCCCACATGTTCCCCGTACATTACGTCGCAAGATGTAAACACTGCCCAATCGGATCCGCCTCTGATTGGGTTTTGTGTTTATTAGACACATATTTTAAATACAGTGCATTGCGAAAAAAATAAAGTGCGAAAAAAGTGCTTCGGCGAGATAGAGACCCCTTTCCCCATATTCCACATATAACCCACCATCTATCCCTAAACATTTGCCATAAGGGCCTTAGAAGGCCGATATGGGCTATTCTAGAAAAAGCGGGGTAGGGGAAGAAATCCTTTGACTTTGTCCAATATAAATAATATACTATATACAGGATGAAAAATAAATATAATAAATTAAACCTAGCGCTAGCTGCAATAATCATGCTTATGGGATTGAGCTTAGTTATTATTAATGATGAGTTGCAGTACGCAAGGAAGACTTCATTATCCTCCGCTCAGTATTGTATTAAATATACCGCTGACATTATGATCAAAGGATCTACAGATTTAACTCATTCTAGAGCTGCACACGAGTATGATTTGGCTAAAGCTAACTCTAACATAGAGAATCTAGTTAGCCAATATAATACATTAGCAAAGAGACTTCGTCTACCCGCCCTAAGTACATACCCATTTATTGTTTATAAGAGCTAATATGATATCTAGGATAATGATTTCAATTGCTATAATCTCTATATCCTATTATTTGCTAATAGTACTATCTATATCCTAGTTGACTAGAATAAATACTAAGATTTATCCTTTTTCTTAATTTTCCTATAATGAGTTCTAATACGATGACAATTAGAACATACTATCTCACATTTAGCTATCTCTAGATCTATTCTCTTCTTGGATAAGGTATTAATCAATTCCGCCACATTTGCTTGCTTAGTTCCTCTAACATGGTCAAAGTCCATCATGTAGTATGGATAGGATATTTTACAATCTAAACAAGGAGTAGAAGACTTTAACTCCTGAATATACTTTATCAGATAAGCTTTATGTTTTCGATCAGTCGTTTTATCCGACTTCATAGAATAAGTATATCTTTTAATTATTATAAAGTGGATATATATCTTAGTTGACTAGAATATTAGATTTAACAAAATGTTAATACAATTTTTATTTTTGAGTATGTATATTATTTATATATTTAGTGGATACTTCCAGATTTAGAGAATACAAACCCTATACCCTTAAATTATATTTTTAAGGAAACCCCGAAACAGTCCAGCTTATAAGGCTGCCGTTCATCGGTTGAATAATCTATGGATTAGATTACCAGACTAATAACACTTCCGTCATTGTCGAACTTGGAGTTTAAACCCTTGATACCATCTCCGAAAACTATCCAAGACTAGAATTGTATCATAACAGAAATTGTTAGGTCAAGAGAGCGAATAGAGAGAATCGAACTCTCACATTAACCTTGGCAAGGTTACGCACTACCACTATGCAATATTCGCAAATGTAATAGCTGGAGATCTAGGATTCGAACCTAGGACCTAGAAGTTAACAGCTTCCCGCTCTGCCTGCTGAGCTAATCCCCAATTTGATCTAGTATATCATTTAATATTTTAGTCGACTAGTATTTTAGATCTATGAAAATGTTAATAGGATTTTATTTTGTATGATGCAACATTTAAAAATGTCCGATTTGTCCAAATAGAGCGACCATATAGGGGGCATATGTGGCTTAACTCACACAATTAATTTACAAAATGTCCGACATGTCCGATTTGTGAGTGGCAAATTGTCAGTCCCCCCTTATATGATTAAGGTATAACAAAATAAAGAATTAGAGAGTGTGAGCCTCGCAAGTAATCCGAAAGGTGAGCCGAGCAAATAAAACTCTCCACTAAAATTTATCTACGAAAGGATAATAATATGAATAAAGATATAAACGATATATACACCGAACTTTTGTTCGAATATAATCATGGCGGTATCAAGTCCGATACTGTTAGCCGTCTTAGACTTACTAAGTCTGAGCGTGTAGGTCTGATGACCTTAATCATGGCGGAAACGCCACGCTGCTCTGAGGAGTGTGAGGTATCTCACGCCACGCTCTAAGCGTGTCGTGTTGATATTGTCGGTCAGTAATGATAGTCTTACCTTAATGAACAACCTAACGAAAGAAGGACAGAAAATGGATAAACTAAACGAGGCACTAGAGGCCTTACAACAAGCAAACAGAGTGTTTGCTGAAATGTTCGACATAGATGAGAGCGAGGCTAACTAATGTTATTTTTTGATTGGGTAGAGGATTATCCTCATATTGTTTTGCCTATCGTGTTAGGCACGATAACTCTAATTGCTATTGTCGGCGCTATTGTTAGTGGAGGTAATAACTAATGAAACTAACCTACTCAATTTGGCAAGGCTCTTTACAAAAAGGCACACTAACCGCTAAGAGCATTAAAGAAATTATCGCTCTAGTTAATGAATTAAACGAGGCAAACCCTCCGCTAAAATTCGAATACCTAATACATAAGATAGAGCAGGTGAATAACTAATGATGACTAAATGGGACACTATTCAAGCGGACATAGCAGACGCTTATGCCTACTTAGATGAGGCCGAAAAGTTAGACAAACATAACGAGGAAAGTCTATTTGATGAGGACATGATTAGCATGGACGAGGTAATCGAAAAAGGCTTAACACTAGATTGGGAGGAATACGAATAATGAACTTAGAATTATTTATAGATAGCGAATACTTTTCGCTATATATTAACGGGCTATGGCCTAATGGTGTCGGTATAGATATTCCAACATGGCTACTAGTTGGCTCTATTGCTTTTGTTTATTCTATCGTATTACTTAGGAGAGATAAATGAAATCACAATTTGAAAAGGATTTAGAATTAAAGGAAAGTTTCTGCCAGATGTTAGATGAGATTTATCCTACTTATAAAATCGGAGTATCAACATTCACCGCCAGCGAAATCTTAGAGTGTTGCGATCCGATTGCGTTCTCTATTGGTTTAATTGAGCATGAGGAATATATGCGTGAGGAAGGTCACATAGACTAAACGGCGTGTCGCCTTGACAAAAGGCGGAAGCGCCCACAAAAGCTGTGGGGGCAAAATGTGATTTAAGACACATTAAAAAAAAGCCCTGAAATCTGTGGATAACTTTCGGGCGTGTCGTGGCGTGTCGGGCGTGTCGTCCACAGGCTAAATGTGATTAAGAACACATAAGTTGAGCGTCTCAAAATATGGGATTACTCACAAGTAATATGCAAATTGTCGGTGGGTTAGAGTATAATATCGGCATATAACAAAACGAAAGGAAGTGGCTAACAATGGCTAACTTATACACAATACAAGATTTACTAATTGGTAAAATCTATAACTCAAAAACTCTGCGTGGAGAAATTATCTCAGCAGATAAATCAGATATTTTTTATGAAAATGCTGAAGGATATTTGGTTCAGGTTAAATCTGATACTGGTAAATATACTTACCGAAATATAGCGGTTAAGGTAGGTGAGTAAATGGGATACATAGAAATATTTCGCTTAGATGATGAGGGTGCTGGCTGGGTAGATTTATCCGAAGCCACCCCTGATGAATTACTAGATTTAGAAATCGGGTTATTTAATGAGGGTGCGCTTTAGGGCGTGTCCTTCCCACTTTGTCGGTGGCTTAGGCTATAATTACATTAACAACAACGAAAGGAAAACTATAAATGGGAAATCTAGCAGAAATAATCGGGGTCGCTTGCGATGAGTGTGGCGGTGCTGGCTTCATATTTTGGGGCGATGAAAAAAACTATGATGTGGAAAGTTGCGATTGTGTTAAAGATGTGTGGGGTATCTAATGTATAGACTAGATACTTACTATGACGGCAAATTAGAATACACATACCAATTTGCTGACGCATTACAAGCGTTTGAAGCGTTTGCGAAATGTTATGATGTCGGCTTTGCTGATGAATTAGCAACATATAATTTATCTATGCCTAATGGCAAAATGTATACTAAAAACTTTAATCGGATTGGATTGGTGTCGCAGAAATGATGACCCGTAAAGATTATATTGCTACTGCTGAAATTATGAAATATATTTCAGATAAAACTCACCCTGCTTTATTTTCTAAAGTAATTGTGGATTTTGCTTTAATGTTTGCTAAAGATAATCCTAAATTTGACGCAAACAAATTTTATGAAGCAAGCGGTTATCATGTTCCCCAATTTAATTCTAGATAAAGTAAAACGAATACAAGAGTTGCGCCGTAGTAATGCGGCGCAACCTATTCGCAATAAAAAAAAATACACACGCAAAATTAAATATAAAAAATCTGATTTAATATAATTTCGGGCGTGTCGCAGCTTACAACGCAGTCGGGCGTGTCGGCGCCCCCAGGGCTGCGGGGTCGGGCGTGTCGTTAAGAGTGTGACTAAAAACACCCTGAAAAACTGGGTGTTTTCAAATAAATGTCAGCCGTATTAGGTATAATATCAATTCACCCAACGAAAGGTAAACTAATGGACGAATTTGATTTTGATTTAGATTGTAGCGTTGTCTATGATCGGGATTTAGCTCAAGATTGGGCTATGTCAAGAATGGCCGATGCAGAAATGGGGGATTTGTAATGTCGGTTCCCGCTGCTATAATTGCTCCCATGTTAAAAAGATCTAATGATCGCAAGGTTACTAATCTTGTATCTAAAAATGGCAAGACTTCTGCCATTGCTAATACTTTCGGCCTGCCTGCGGGAAAGGAATTCTCATGCCCTGGCGCTACTAGCATATGCGAAAGCGTATGTTATGCGGGTAAATTAGAAAAAGTATATAAGGGCGTTAGAGACGTGCTCATTCACAATTGGAATTTACTTAAGGACGCCGACGAGCCTACTATGGTGGATTTATTAGAAAATATGATTAATGATTTTAGAAAAGATTGTGAAAAGAAAAATGCTAAATTATTGTTCCGTATCCACTGGGATGGCGATTTTTTTAATGATACTTATGCACGTGCATGGCAATACGTTATTTTAACTAATACCGATATTCAATTCTGGGTGTATACACGAGTTAAGTCTGCTGCTCTTATCTTAGACGGTATCGAAAACTTATCTCTTTATTATTCAACGGATGATGAGAATAAAGATATAGCGCATGATCTACGTAAGACTGGTAATAAAATTAGATTAGCATACTTAGGTAAAACTTTCGGCGTTACAGAAAGTACTATGAAAGAATTAATTGGTAAACCTGGCGCTAAATGCCCTGAAAATAATAAAAGCATTCCGCTAATTTCTACTAGCGGCAGCGCATGTGTGTCATGCGGCTTATGTGTTTATGGTAAAGCAGATATAAGATTTTCTGCTACTAAGAAATAAGGGCCCATGGATTTTTTGTTAGGTGAAATAATTGGAGCAATTTTATCAATTGCAATAATTGCTCCATTTATTATTTTTCTTTTTGTTTTGCTATATTCTAAACCTGATACAGATCAAGACGGGCTTAGCGGATAAAAGGCGCCCACATAGCTGCGGGGTCGGGCGTGTCGTTAAGGGTGTGGTATAAATCACCCTGAAAAATATGGGCGTGTCTTAAAAAATGTCAGTTAAGTCTGCTATAATTCCAATCTAACGAAAGGAAACAAATGGGATACAACACAGCAACGGACTTAGCGGAGAGTTTTGACTTAGACCAAGCAATTCTAATCCACTTACAAAGTAATCATTATCCACCCGTTCCATCATCTATGGTAGCACCATGTATTGATGCTATTGATGCTTATTATGCTGATGAACTTAATCAGTTAATCAAACTGCCTGAAGGCGTATATTGGAAAGGCAAACCTGAAGCCCCTGCCTATGCGATTATAGAGGCTCATCACCTACAAGCGTGGCTACCTGAAACCGACTACTAATTGTCGGTGGCTGGTGCTATAATACAACCTCAACGAAAGGAAACAAATGGAAATCGGAACAACATACACAACCACCCAAAGTGGTATTACTGGAGTTATCAAAGCAATAGATAACCACCCAAGCGGAGTTAATCGTATTCTGCTTGATGTAAATGGAACAGACCGCTGGACAAGCGTTAAAGCATAACAAACCAACCCACCTAACGAAAGGCAATACAAATGGCAAGAAGCAAACCCATCAGCGTAAAAATCGCTACAACTAAGGTTATTAAAGCCTTAGAAACTAGGTTAGCCAAATTAGAGGCTGACTTTAAGAAGCAAGACGAAAACGAAGCAAAGTATCGTAAGGCTCAGGAAAAATGGC